GCGTAGACGGTAGGGAGAGAGGAGGTCATCAGCACCTTTCGGGGCTTTCACAAGCGCCAAACCAGCATTATCAATGATGCCGTCTTCCCGGTATTCGTATAGTGACGCTGTCACCAACAAAATAGCCTGTTTAACGGAAGCCGGGACACTGACTGATCCATCGAGCGCATACGTCACCGCAATGTGCTTTGGCTCAGTCGTCGCATCAGTCGGCCAGACCTCACCCATTGCCGGGTAAAGAAAAGCCCTGTCGGTCGCGCCTACTAGCCGATACTTTGAACTTGCCAGCGTTTGCTGGGCATAGTCCGTATCATAGTAAGTGACCGAAGTGATGCTAGTAATCTTACCGCCTGGTAAGTACAAGCCAAGCTTGTCGCGATGATTGCGAACTGGGAACACATCGAAGTAAACCGTCTTCGAGCCTGTTGTCCAGGCGCGATTGGTAAAACTCTCTGCGTACTCAGTCGCAACTGAGATCATACGCTCAATCTCGGTCTGCTCATCACTGTCAACAGTACTAGGCAGACGCAAGTGCAATCGCGCTTCTGCAAAGGTCACGGGGTCTGCCATAGCATGTCTCCTTCAACTTCAACAAATTTAAGCGTGGTTAACGCCAACAACTTTAAGTGCGCTAGCGTCCAACACCATAGAGCCAGTACGGCGTCTGGTGTAGAACATGATGCTGCCAGGCGTCGTGTACGGGTCGCGTAACATTGAAACGCCTACACGGTCTACAATCTGGAAAGCACGAGCAAAGTCACCGAACAAGATAGGCGCTGAATCAGCAGCTTCGTCGATGTCGTCCATGTCTTCATTGATCACGATTGAATGCCCGAACAGAGAAGTAGCACCTGCTTGCGTAAGATCACGCTGCAAGAAGTACTCGTTGTCGCCGTTCTTCAGATTCATCAGAGCCTGATGAGTTGTACGGTTCATCATCCAACGAGCGTTGGGCAGGTAACCTGTCTTCATTGACTTCACAACAGTTCGCAAGAACTCGATGATTGCCGCGTCAGTACCACCTAGCGCGTTGTTCACGCCAGTGCTGATCACTTGGTAAACACCAGTGCTGTCATTAGCTGCCGCACTTGCATCGAGTGTCAGACCGTTCAGGATGCCAACAGGCTTGTTGGTGCCGTTGCCAGACAAGAAAGCTACGCCTTCAGCTTCAGCAAATTGACGAGCGATTTCGCCAGTTAACCAAGACTCAACGTCGAAGAAACCGTCTTCGATCATGTGCTGGTAAACGCGAGGGCGAGCGTATACTTCACCGAAGGTGGCAGTTCTTTGTGCCAGCTCTGGAGAGTTAGTCTGTGCCCGTGCGGTAGTCTCACCGACCCAGCCAGACGCTGCGTCACCGATTGATACCAATTGCTTGACGTCGGTAGTCGCAGCAGAAACTACTGAACAAACCTGTCGAAGCGGAGAAATCTCTTTTTCGAGTTTGATGATTTCTTGTCTCAACTCTTCAGGTAGAGCGAAGCCGCCCTGCGCGTCAGTGCTGATCTGTAAATCAGTGCCTTTTGCGCGAAGACCGTCAATGCCGTCTTTTACAAAAGTCTTAAATATTTCTTTGTGTTCCATATCTTTTTCATCTCCAAGATTACGGATGAATGCGGGAGCAGCTTGCTTGGCTTTAATCTCTTCGAGATCGGCCTTGATGGCTACTAGTTCTTCTGATGCTTTTGTCGCTTCAGCTTTAAGAGACTCATTTTCTGCGGTGACTTCTTCGTTTTTTATAACGACTGCATCGATAGTCTTTTCAACGACCTCGAGGCTTACGTCCTCAACAGCAACTACGTCTTCGACTTTTTGAATTTCTTCAGTCATAGGAATTTTATCCATTGCTTTTTTTGGATTTGATGCTGTTTAATTTACTCAGCATCGCCTTGAGTCTTTGATTGTCTATCTCGATTTGAGCGTCACGCTCATCATGAGTTTTCTCAATCAACTCCTCTTCTTCATCGACATCGAGAGACTTGAAGCCGTCAGCTAGAATGGCTTTTGCTTCTTTTCTTGAGAGCCCGGCGTCACGCAGGACAGTCTCTAATTCTCTAATGTTGACTTCCCCGTCTGCATTCTTAACACCCATTACCTGGGCTTCAGAATTAGCCGGGATAACAACCAAGCTGACTTCGTGTAATTCGATGTCAACTAAGCGATTAACTTTTGCTTTCGCGTCCCACTCTTCTTCGTTGACGCGGTAACCAATCGACATGCTATTGATCGCGCCATCTTGGAGTAGGGCATAAGCTTCATCAGCGTCCCTCACGCCTTTCGTCAGTGAACCTTCGACGTAGAGACCTTTCTGGTCTTCTTTCATCTCAATCCACTTACCAATGGGCCGGTGCATGTCGTGATGTAACAACATGGCTGGCATTGTTTTTTCTGTGTTGTGTTTGTTAAGGCTTTTGTTAAATGCCCCTTTTTCAACAACATCACCAACTCGGTCAGTATTACCGAATGTAGACGCATAGCCCGAAAACTTGCGTGTGTCGTCGTCGGCATATACTTTGATATCCTGCAAAGTAAATACTTTCTTCATAGCTACCTCATTGGTTGTTTGTTCAGAGATACTGCTCATCAGTAGGCTCCTGTTGTTGTTCTTGTTGATCCTGGGGCTGTGGAGAGTCTTCAGCGCCAAACGTTAAGTTGTTGCTGTCACTGACGTAATCGTCACCACCTTCTCGTGGGTTCATATCAAGTCGTGCGCGTACTTCGTTGGGAGACATCACGCCCATTGTTAGCAATTTGCTGTAGGCCTCGACCTCACCTGTGAAGTCGCCTCGAATTAGCTCACTAACGTCAAACTTAAAGCAGCGAGTACTGTCACCTAAGAGCTGGTGATCCATGCGGTTTTCAAAAGCTTTGAGATACGGGCTAATGGCAGACTTGTAGAAGTCCAACCCTTGCGCCTCAATGTTTGAGAACGTAGCGCGTGACAAGTCAGCAACCATGTGCGGAGGTACGCGGAAGATGCCACATATCTCTTCTCGCGAAAGCTTCCTGGTCTCGATGAGCTGTACGTCGCCCGGCGACATACTGATAGCCTCAAACTTGACGCCAGCCTCTAACAAAGCAACGCGGTTAGCGTTACGAGTGCCAGCGTGAGCAGAATCCCACGACTCTTTCAAGTTCTTGTAGGCGTCGTCGCTCAGTGTGCCGTCGACCTGAAGAACACCACGCGGTGTACTGCCATTTGAGAAAACGTTATTAGCGTGATCACGTTGTTCGATAGCACCGCCAAGTAAGCTGCCTTGATAGGCAATTGGAGAGATACCTTTTATACCGTCTAAGGTCATACCCTTGAAATGCAAGACTTCGTCTGGCGTTAGCACCATTGTTCGCTCACGGCCGTTTTCACCAATCGTCACGTTGTAAGTGATCACATTTTGATGTTCGATGTTGACGCTGACAGAGTCGACCGGGATAGGGTGTAACCCGACGATGCGACCGGACTCACCGCGCACGATATACGAGTAGCTGTTACCGCGTAGGCAGAGATTAACGACCTGCATTTGCCAGAATTCTTGTGCAGTTTGCCAATCGTTTGGTGAGCGATGCACTAGCGAGTGCATGATGTCTGTCCACAAGTGGCTCTTAGTCACCCTGTCTTGGCTCAACTTATATAAGTGACAGGGTAAAGTGCTGACTGTCTCACTCAACACTTTGATGCACGAGTAGACAGTCGAAAGCCGCATCGCAGTCTCAGGACTGACTGCACTCATCGACGGATTGTCTCCGCGTATCAATTCCATCAACGCAGGACTATCGAGACTGTAGCTTTTCTGTTCAGCCGCCTGTGCCTTCCGATTCCAAAATGCCATAGCCGGCTCCTAAAGTGTTCGTATACCACGCGATTCGTAGGGTGATGGCGCGAGCCCTGCGTGAACCTTCATTCGTCCCAGGGCCATGATGATCGCGATGATTGAGTCTATTTTGTTGGCTGGGGCGTCTTTTTTGACTTTAATATTGTCGTTGACGTCAGACCAAATTACAGCGTTACCAGCCATCCAAGATACGACCGGGTCTTGGCCGTGTACTAGACGTTTGCTGAGAACAGCTTTTTCAAATTCTTTTGCGGGGTCACTCATGTTCATGATGTTCTGTGGGAACTTGACCATTGGTAGTCCCTGGTCGAGTAATTCACTAACCAGTTCATGAGCGCCGTAGGGGTCGAATGCAATTTGTTTTACGTGAAACATCTCGCACGTTTCGATTATTTTTTCTTTGATGTATCGCAGATCGGTGACCGACCCATCAGTCGCGACAATGTACCCCGCTTCCATCCACTCCCGGTACTTAGCGCCCATTGCTCCCGACTTATCGACGATGGTGTCCATCGGTAAGTAGTTGTAGACGTATGGGTATAGCTCGCCGTCTTTTTGGAACAACAAAGCTACCGACGCAAAGTCATTAACGGATGCAAGGTCGAGACCCATATAACAAGGCTGACCCTTCCAGCTCTCAAGCGGCGGTCTGGGTTTGTCACAGGCTTCCCAAGCGCCCATTGATAACCAGGCGCTATTGGTAGAACACCAAACGTTAAGTCGTTTCGTTTTAAAGTTGGTCTCAGCACTCGGTGATTCTTCAGCTTGCTTTGCGAGACGAGCGAGGTCGTCAGGCTGAACGCTTACGCCATAGTTTGGGTTAGCTTTTTGCCAGACTGCCGGGTCTCTCCAATCGTCACCGTCATCGATGCCGTACACCATAGAGAAAAAGCTATCGTCATCGACGAGTCCTTGAAGCACCTTTAGCGAGTAGTCGCGAACCTGGTAGCAGATGCCTTCTCTGTCGACTCCAGATGTACTGATTGACAAAAACAGAGGTCGCTCACGGGCACCAGAGGCGATATTAAGCACGTCATAGACATCTGGTGTTTTATGAATGTGTAACTCATCAACAACACTGAAACTTGGATTTCGACCTTCCAGGCTGCCAGCGTCTGCACTTAGCGGTTCAAACTTACTGTTCGTCGCCTGGTGGCTGATGCTGCTCCGATGTACAGTCAAATGCTGTGATAAGTGCTTACTTGCCCTAACCATCGCTTGAGCATCGCCAAAGACAATTCGTGCCTGATCGCGGCTGGTTGCGGCTGAGTAAATTTCTGCGCTGCTCTCAGAATCAGCTATCAAATGATAGAGACTAAGCACACTGCACAAAGTACTTTTGCCAGACTTCCGGGGAACTTCGATATAGACAGAACGACGCAAACGTAACCCGTCGGGTCTCATCCAGCCGTATATTTGGCTGACCAGGAACATCTGCCAGCTCTCAAGCTCGATAGGCTCACCGGCCTTTGGGCCTTTTAAGTGATTAAGAAAATTAGCAAAGCGAATAGGTCGTGCTGCTGCGTTTTCATCAAACGTAATGTCTTTGCGTTTTTTCATATCTAACGCATGCTGACAGCTTAGTTTGATGTTGTTGCAGACGACAATCTTCCCGGCGACGACGTCTTTAGCGTAGCCCCAAGCTTGTTTGCAGATTTGCTTGTCTGTCTTTACAGACATTACTTGTTCCTATCGTTCCAAAGATTGAAAAGCGATTTAACTTTCTCTTCTAACACGTCGACTCGTGCCATTAGCCGACTAAGCGTCATCACGAGTACGATGAAGCCGAGCAAAGGGCCCCAGTATTCGTTGACGACGGATATGTCCATTTTGTGACCTCACTATTTTTTCCGAAGCGTCATTAATTTGTCAGCGCCCCGGATGCCGAAGCTTGCGCTAATTGCCAGGAACAATAGGTATGTGTACCACTCATCTAGCTCTGACAGAACGACGAAAGCGTGACGAACGCGCTCAATGATTTCAGGGTCATCACTTACGATCCCATAGAAAATAGCCAGCAAAGGCAGCGACAAAATGAGAGTCCAAAATTCATCTTTATAGCTCGATGCCGAAGCATCAGCCATCTTTGACTCCCACTCGGCTCCGTTTTTGATGACTTGGAGCTGTTGCTCATGCTTTGCCTGACTCTTTTCTGCTCTGTTGTTGAGGAATGTTTTTCCTAGTTCTGCAACAGGGCCAAGTAGTGTTAACAAACTCATAAAGCCTCCTATCGACCTTTTTCCAGGATGTAGTCGCGTATGATGGCTAGATCAGCCTTAATCTCTTGTAAGTCTTCTTTTGTGGTATTCGCGCCAGCTTCCAAAACAGCGACTCGCGCAACAAGGGGCTGTACGGTTGCGATGTCTTTTTGCACTTGAGCCACTTCTTGGCTGCTACTACCCGCGATATAGATCATTCCGACAATAGCAGTGAGGATCGGCCAGCCGACCATAAACCAATTTTTGTGCCCTTCATCCATTTAAGAAATCCTCGAATGTGTTTACTGGCTCTTCTGTTCGAGCATTAAGATTTGATCGACTACTAGCTGTTAGGCCGTATTCGCGAAGCAGTCTGTTGATGTTCGCAAACGCCTGATTGAGCGGGGTAATAGCCGGGTGCGGTTTGATAACAGGATCACCATTAATGTTTTGAGTAGTGATCAATTCGCCTTCATTCAAAATTGTCTTTCGGAGGCGTAGATACATCGCCACCTGGTCACTCAACAACGACAAAGCTAGACCGTCGACTCTAGTACCTACACCCATTTCTTTCATGTATTGAGTGACTTGATCGAATAGCTGCGCCGAGAGTGGGTCTTCATCTAACCAAGACGGTCGATCAGGCAGACAGACGTCTAGCTTTGGTTCGTTTGGATTTGTTCTGTCGGGGCGTAACGTACCGTTCAGTGCTTTTATGGCGGTCGGCTTTCGAGGTCGTCCTGCTGCGCTGCTCATCAGAGATTCACAACCTTTCCGATCACAGACCTGACAAGCTCTTGCGCGTCTTCGGGCAGTTCCTCTTCACCTGGATCTGGGTCATCGATCTCGACGTACTCGCTGCCGATTACTGAAACGACTAGCACTTGTCCTTCTTCAAGACCTTCAATTACGACTTTCATATTCAATC